GTATATGTTGCTACATCAACTGGTGTATTGACAAGATCATTACAGATAGCTTGGCCCAATGCCGAGTTTGTATCTGTAGCAGTAAGTAGAAATATGAAAGCAGGTGAATTAGGTAGAGCAAAGGTTATATCTGAGAGGAAAGCATTCACGGCTTCAGAGAGTAAAGAGAACCTACCACCATTTCCTAACATAGCAACATATGATGGTAAGGTATGGAAATTCATTCCTAAGTATTCTGGTAAAGATATACTATTTTGGAACGTAGGTAAAGAACCTACATTGATAGATGAAACATTATATGAAACAGATAGCTACAGAGATTGGGATAAGAACTTATGATCACAGGAACTTTTAGTAAGATACCACGTAAGAAGAATAGCCATGGATATGGTTGGGCACGTACGTGGGCAGAGAATTTAAATACTAGTATTAACCATGACAATGTTAAAGTTGAAAAGTTATACTTAGATCATGGAGTAAACTTCGGTGGATCTATTAATCTATTCGGTGGATTCAATGATAAACTTAAAGAACATATCGATAATTTTTTACTAGCCGATGAAGTCTATTCACTAGACATTCCTTGCCCTGAGTATGGAAACATGCTAGCTAAGAGAAAAGATGTCTTAGATAAAGACTGGTGCGCTCGAGTACAAGCTAAATGCAATGCAGCAAAAACATTAGTCTCCACAGATCTAGATACGGATTGGTTAACTATAGGTGATTCTCATACAGCAGCATTTGCTCCTGAGGGTAGTATGGTTGTAAAGACTAATGGTCTTACACTTGCTGGTCAAATCAAAAGAAACTTTCAATACGTACATGACCATATGGCTAAGTGCAATAACCTATCAGGTATCACATTAGTCTTTGGCAATATAGATTTAAGACACCACATATGCAGATTAGGTATTGACTATAGAGATATGTGGATAGAGTTAAAAAGATTTGGTGATAGCCTGCCAATACCAGTTGAGTATGCAGTGCCATGGCCGATAGAGTTTGAAGGTAGAAAATTACCTAAGACAGGTTGGTATAAAGGACAACCTTTTTGGGGATCGTATGATGCGAGATCACAAGCGTTAGCCGGTATTATTGAGACCATGGATATGGTAAGTATGAATAAGATTATGTATCCAAAAGAATGGTTGATGATGAATCCTGAGACTTACGCAAAAGAAAAAATGGAGAATATGTCATCAGTTCATATATCTCCAGAGTGTTATAGACGAAAAGAATTTGGTGACACATATGTACAATTGACTGATTTCATGATATAATATACCTATCAAATTAATAAAGGAGTACTAATGGGAATAATGGATAAACTTCAGAAGAATTCTAGGATTAAAGAGACGGCAGTTCTCGATAAGTCTAAATTGTTTTCTGGCAAAGATATGGTAACCACACCGGTTCCAATGATCAACGTTGCACTATCTGGTGACCCAGACGGAGGTCTGTCTTCCGGACTAACAGTATTAGCAGGACCATCGAAGCACTTTAAGACTTCGTTTGCCTTGTTAATGGCAGCAGCATACTTGGACAAGTATGAAGATGCTGTATTGTTATTCTATGATTCAGAGTTTGGTAGCCCGCAACAATACTTTAAGTCGTTCGGTATAGATACTTCACGAGTTCTACATAGCCCCATTACTAATGTAGAAGAGTTGAAGTTTGATCTAGTAAATCAACTAGAAAATATTGAACGCAAAGATAAAGTCATTATTGTTATAGACTCTATTGGTAACCTTGCATCTATTAAAGAATTAACTGATGCTATGAATGAAAAGTCTGTGGCAGATATGTCAAGAGCAAAAGCCCTTAAAGGTTTATTTAGAATGACCACTCCATATTTAACTATGCGAGACATTCCATTACTTGCTGTTAACCATACCTATCAAGAGATTGGCTTATTCCCTAAGGCTATCGTATCAGGTGGTACAGGTATCTATTACTCAAGTGATAATATATGGATCATCGGTCGTCAGCAAGAGAAGAAAGGCACTGAGATCATGGGTTATAACTTCGTGATCAATGTAGAAAAATCTAGATTCGTTCGTGAGAAGTCTAAGATCCCTATTAGTGTTACATGGGAAGGTGGTATTGAAACATATTCAGGCTTATTAGATGTAGCAATAGAAGGTGGATATGTTGTGAAGCCTACAATTGGTTGGTACTCAAAGGTTGATAAGAAGACTGGTGAGATAGAAGATGCTAAAGTTCGTGCAAAGGAAACACTTAAGGAATCATTTTGGAAACCTATCTTTGCTAACACAGACTTTAAACAATATCTTATAAGTAAGTATGAAGTCGGTCATGCCGATATGATTAAATCAGAACCTAGTGAGGTCGAACTTGCAGATTGAAACATTAATCTTACGCAACCTAATGCTTAATGAGGATTACACTAGAACTGTAATTCCTCATTTAAAGCTTATATACTTTGAAGAACCCTATCGTGCAGTATTCTCTGAGATAGTTGACTTCGTTAATAAGTTTAATAAGCTACCTAGTTCAGATGCTTTAAGTATTGAACTACGAAATAATCCTAAGGTAACATCTGATTCATTAGCTCTTATTCCTGAAATAAGTGTTATGGATAAAGAACAGACTATGCCATGGCTTATCGAACACACAGAGAAGTGGTGTCAAGATAGAGCAATCTATTTGGCTATCATGGATTCAATTAATATTATTGAAGGTAAGCATGAGACTTTAAGTAAGAACGCTTTACCTGAAGTATTAAGTGAAGCTTTGTCTGTTAACTTTGATGTACGAGTTGGCCATGACTATGTAGATGATTCTGATTCTCGTTATGATTTCTATCATAGAGCTGAAGAGCATTTACCATTTGACTTAGAGATGTTTAATAAGATCACTAAAGGTGGTTTAGTAAACAAATCTCTTAATGTTGCCCTTGCAGGTACAGGTGTAGGTAAATCCCTATTCATGTGTCATGTAGCAGCGGGTGCTCTAACTCAGATGAAAAATGTCCTATATATAACTATGGAGATGGCAGAAGAAAGGATAGCAGAACGTATAGATGCTAACCTAATGAATGTGCCTATTGACCAGTTAGAGAATTTATCTAAAGATATGTTTGATAAGAAGATGCATAAGCTCACTGACAAAGGTGTTGGTAAACTTATTGTAAAGGAATATCCTACAGGTGCAGCAAATGCGAATAGCTTTAGAGCATTATTGAAAGAGCTTCAAATCAAGAGAGACTTTAAACCTGATTTGATCTGTATAGACTACTTGAATATATGTTCAAGTGCACGTATGAAAGCTATGGGTGGTTCTATTAATTCATATATTATGGTCAAGGCAATTGCAGAAGAGTTACGTGGGTTAGCGGTAGAGTTTAATCTACCAGTTCTAACAGCAACTCAAACCACGAGAGGTGGATTTGCCAACTCTGATGTAGGCTTAGAAGATACAAGTGAGTCATTTGGTCTACCAGCAACTGCTGACTTAATGTTTGCTCTTATAGCAACAGAGGAGTTAGATAACCTTAATCAGATAATGATCAAGCAGTTAAAGAATAGATACAATGATCCAACAGGAGCAAACAAGAAGTTTGTATTAGGAATTGACAGGGCTAAGATGAGACTGTATGATGTAGAGGATACGGCCCAAACTCTCAACGTACGAGATGAGCCAGTAAAAGTATCACCAAGGTACGACACAGTAGGAGAAGGATTTAATTATGAATGAGCTAAAACCATATATCTCTAGAATGTTGAATAAGGAACATATGATGAGTATGTCTAAAAAGCAATTAGAGAAGATGGCCCGCAAAGAAGGCCTAGAGTTAGATCGACGTGAGAAGAAAGAATCTCTCGTTGAAGAAATACTATCCCTGTAATGGGTAGGATGCATGGCAAAGCGTGGGGTGAAAGATACCTACACTTGGCCAAAGAAGTATCTACATGGTCGAAGGACCCAAGCACTAAAGTTGGTGCAGTAGCCATTGGAGATAATGGTGAAGTATTAACACAAGGATTTAACGGATTCCCTAGAGGCATTAAAGATTCATCCGAACGATTAAAAGATCGTGAAAGAAAGTACAA